CCTGCGAAGGTGCTCCGGGGCGTCGTCGTCTCCCATCTCGATGGTCTCGATGTGGTCGACGGAGCCAAATCCGCTGGGTAGCGGGATGGTAACCTCGACTTGGATCGTGTCCTTGGTCGGGTCCAGATTGACCTCGCCCAGCTGAGAGACCTGGATCGTGTCCATCGAAAACTCGTCTTCGGGCACGCTGACTTTTTTGGCCATTCTCACGCTTCTATCAGGTTCGGTGTGGTCGTGCTAGTGCTTGCTGCGCTAGCTGCGCTCGCGCACGATTCGAGCCACGCAGTCGGACGGCATCTCACCTGGCTGGGCTACCTTCGCGATGGTCAGCGTTTTGCAGATTTTCCGCATCTCGTCGAATTCCGCCGTGCTGCGCCTTCGGCCGTCGAGGAAGCCGACGTACCACATGAGGCCGGTCGACCAGACGTAGAAGAAGATCAACAGGAAACCGTCGTCGCTCACCAGACGTCCCGTTCCCGGGCGTGGTTTGACTTCGACAGCACCGGCGCAGACTTCGGCCGCGCATCGTGCCGTCGCTGCATATCCGCCACCAGCGCTGGGTAGTCGGACAGGGGCGTCACCTGCAGATCCTTCGGAACGGCGATGCCGGCTTGGCTCAGGGTCTGCCAGACGATTTTCCGCGCGTCAAACCACTGCGGGGCGCGCACTATGAACCATGGCTCAGGCTCCGGGTCGGTCGCCCGCCAAGCGTTCCGGGTAACCAGCCAGCGCTTGTCGAACCACTGGCGTCCCGTGGGAACCCACTGCGTCACTCCGACACCCCCGCCTCTTTCTGAATGTCCGCTACCAGGGTGGCTGCGTCCTCCGGGGTGAGCTGAATCTCGGTGCGACGCGGCAGGTCAGGCCGCAGCCGGTAAAGGTGGCGGTACAGAGTGGCTTCCCCACAGCCCAGCAGCCGTGCAGCCCTGGCTATGTGGCCGCCGGTGCGGCGCAGTGCCTCCTCCATCGCCTCACGCTTCAGGGTGTCGAGGTCGAGGACCGACAACGCGCTCCCAGGAATGTCCACGATGATCATTGCGATGCTTCCATTTACTTCTCCGCCTCATGGCTGTCCACGACACGAGGTTTGATGTTCACGGTCCGACCCGCGGCCACCCCAGCGGCATATGCGGCCGGGTCACCCTTGAGGCGCGGGGTCTTCAGATTTGGCAGGTCAGTGCTGGCCTTGACCTGATCGATGCGGTCATCCAGGCGCACCAGGGCGGTCGAGGTGCCCTCAGCCCGCGCCGCCTTACGGGCCGCCACCATTCTGTCGCCAATCGCGCTGGCACAGCCAATCCGGAAGCTACGGCTCTGTGAGCGGCCATCGATATGGCCGGCGTCCTGGGCCTTCCTGGTGAGTCGCTGTATCTCCGACCGGAACCACGGGAAAAGCGCCTTGACCGCCGCCGTGTCCGACTCGAAGCCGAGGACGGCGTAGCTGGCGCTGTCTCGGATGAAGGTGCCGTCGCGACGTGTACCGATCGATCTGATCATGATGCAGTCATTCGCGACAGCCATCCGGTTGAGCAGCGACCGCTCCCAGACCCGGGTGCGTCCCCGGTCGACAATTCCCTCAGTCAGGATGGACTCGCCATCGCGGAAGCCATCCACTTCCGCCATGGAAAGTTTGTGATCCGCGAGGATGCGCTGCGCCGTCGCTGCTGCCGTTGCGGCCTCGGCCGGAGTGCCCGCGCGAGCCGACAGCTCGAGCAGTCGCTTGACCTTTTGGATGATCTTCTTGTTGCCTTCACTCGCCATGGTTGTCCTCCTTCAGCTGCGCCTCGATGTAGTCCTGCTCGCCCTCCGTGAGCCTGTGCCATATCTTCTCGAGTTCCTCCCGGTCGGCATCGTCTAGGTCGACCGGGCGAGGCTTGGGCAGCGCCCGGTACTTGGCCAAGTATGTGTCGCGGAGGGTGATCCCATCCCTTCTGGTGCGCAGAATCCCGAGCACGTTCGGCTCGACGATCCAGTTGTGAGCCTCGGTCAGCTTGCGTGTGCCCTGGCGCTTCAGCCGGCCGCTCTCCAGATCGAACACGTAAACGTCGCCGAGGGGCCACTTGACCCCATGCTTGCCGTCACTGCATACGACGTAGCGCACCTGCGACACCATGCCCGAATCCTCGTGGTAAACCGATATGATCGCGCCCTCGTCGCCGTTGGGAGGCTTGCCCACCGCTAGATTGTCGCCCCGGTAGTGGTCGAACTTTGGCATCGTCCGCTCGCCCTTGGGAGGGATCTCGGCCATCGGCGTCAGGGTGCCCTTGCGGCGACTCGACTTGATCTCGACCTGCTTGCGCTTGGTCTTGCGCGGCGCCTTTTTCTTCGTCTTCTTTTTAGAAACCTGCTTCGTACTCATCGTCGTCCTCACTGTGGTCGTATCCTCCAGCATGTCCTGCCTCGTAGCCGCCGCCTTCGTAGTTACTGAACCGCGTCTGTGGCCCATTCCAGGCCAGTTTTCGCATGCCGGTTGGTCCGTGCCGGGCCTTCGCAATGATTACCTCAGCGAAACCCTCCAGTGCCGGGTCGTTCTTGTCGTTGTACGCGCCAGGGCGGTACACAAACCATATGTTGTCGGCGTCCTGCTCGATGGCTCCAGACTCGCGGAGGTCGCTCAGCTGGGGGCGCTTGGCTCCGCCACGCTTTTCCACGTCGCGATTGAGCTGAGACAGTGCCAGAACCGGAACCTCCAGGGACTTCGCCAGCAGCTTGAGCCCGCGCGATATGCCTGAGATTTCCTGCTCGCGGCTGTCGGCGGTCGCTTCCATCAGCTGTAGGTAGTCCACGACTATCAGTCCCACCTTTTTCTGCGTGGCAAGCGGGTGGCGACCGGCCTCAACCTCCCGCTTCAGCTTCATCGCCTGCGCGCGAATGTCGAACAGGCTCGTGCTTGCGCTGTCGTCAATCCAGACGGGCCAGTCAGCGATGCCGGTCATGTTCTGGGTGCCAGCGATGGTATCCGTGAACTGCTGCAGCTCGCTCGCCTGCAAGGCGCCTTCGCGGATGCGCTTCAGGTCGATGTGGCCGTGAGCCGCGATGTAGCGCTGGGCAATCTGTAGCCGCTGCATCTCCAGAGAGAAAATGGGTACCGCGTAGCCCTGTGTGGCGACACCCTGAGCAAACTTCAGGGCCAAGGCGCTTTTGCCCATACCAGGGCGGGCGGCGAGCACCGTGAGGTCTCCCGCATGGAAACCGGTGGTGAACTTGTCGATGTCCAACAGGCCTGACGAGATACCCGAGCCGCCCTGTTGCTGTGTCAGAATCTGTGCAGCATGGGCCTCCTGGGCCGCATCGCTCATGCTTGTCATCGCCGCGGTACCGGCCGACTCGAAGAGATTCATCACCTTGCTGAGGTGCTCTTCGATCCAGTCCGATGTGTTGCCCGTCAGCGAGTACCCGCCGGCCGCTGTCAACTGGCACTGAGCAATCAGCCTCCGCTGTTGACACTTCTCGCGGACTATTTGTGCATGAGAATCGACGTTCGCAAGGTTCGGTGAGCAGTCAATGAGGCTCGCAAGGTAGGGTTTTCCGCCGACCTGCCTCAGCCGGTTGTCCTTGTCCAGCTGGTGAGCCACCGCGACAATGTCCAACGCCCGACCATCGTCGAGAACCGTGGCGATGGCCTCGAATATCCGGGCGTTAGCGTCGGCGTAGAACGCGGACGCTCCGAAGGCCCCGAGGGCACTCATGGACGACGCGTGGGCGGCGCCGGTGGTGTCCAGGAGACACGCGGCGAGCACCGCCCCCTCGGCGTCCAAGTCCTGGGGAGGGATGGCGCCCGGCGCGGGGCGCAATGGGGGTGCGGATGCACCATCCCTTCTTCGACGGCCAGCCATCAGCGGTTCACTGGGTTCCGCTGGTCCGCGTGATTCAGCGCCCGGGCATATGGCACCATCCCGATGAGTCGGCTGTAGGCGCGCTCGCCCAGCACACCCTGGTAGTGGTCGAGATTGTGGTTCGCTGTGACCAGGACCGGGCGGCTGTTGCTCCAGCGAGCATTGATCAGGACGCCCAGCTGCTCCCGGACCCAGTCCGTGGTCCGTTCTGCGCCCAGATCGTCGAGAACTAGCAGGTCACATGTCTCGAGTTCGGCTCGAAACGCCTCCCGCCGTGGGCCGGGCCAGTCGTAGCTGTTGCGAAGCTGGTCGAGGAGGCTCGGAATGAAGCAAAACCGGGCCGTCCGGATGCGCCGCTGGTGCAGGAGACCCCGCATGATCGCGACCGCCAAATGACTCTTCCCGGTGCCGTGCGAGCCGAACAGCTGATAACCATCCGCGGTGTCAACCGAAAAGTGCAGGACGTACTGGCGCATTTCCTCTTGCAATTCACGATTCAGGTAGAAAGTCCCTATCGTTGCGTGCAGAAGCCGGTTCGGGACCCCTGCATTTTTCAGAGTCTGAGTGACCTCCCACCAGCGGTGGATGCCACATCGGCGCCAGCGGAAGCCGTCGTCCCACGTCACCGTCGAGCCGGGCTTCAGCTCGTACCCGGAGGGTTCGAGGCACGCTATCGAGCCGTAGTCAACCTTTCGCTGACCGCAGCGCCGACACTCGGCGACCCGGGTCGCGGCGTCAGCGAGCAGCTGTTCGCTCGAGCACTCGGCCAGCACCTGGGGCGGCAGGTCCGGCGGCAGGATGCTCAGCAGCGGCTTGCGGTCGCCCACGGCCTCGGCCAGCGATTCGCAGCCCCGGTAGTGCTCGATTCGAGCCTCGGCCTCGCCGACCATCCGCGCCGCGATGTCTCGCAGGCTCTCCAACTTCCCTTTTTTCTTCGCCATTTTGTCCTCTGGGTCGTGTCACTTCATCCATGGCGGTCTCCGCTCGAGCGCCCGGGCCGTGTCAGATCCCGGTTTCGCGCCTGAAGGGGCCGCTGTGGCCGTTTTGGTGGGTCCGACGGCCCCTGGGGTGCCGGAGGGGCCCGAACGGCCTCCTGGGGCCGCTCTCGCTTGCTCGCGGGCACGTTTCAGGAATCCCCCGAACGCCGCATCGTGGTTTCGCTGGCTCCCGTCCTGGATGCGGCCCTTCGACCGATACAGCGCCAGCGTGTTTGCCAGCTGATTCTCGGTCATCCCGGCTTTTCCCGCCAATTCCACGACGTAGGCGCTCGGGCGGTACTCGGATGCGGTCTGGCATCCGGTCTTGTCGACGAGATGTACGTCCGGGTGGTCGTGTATCCGTCCCAGTGGGTCGCGCGACGATCGATCGCTAAGCTTAGCTTCGCTACGCTCAGCTACGCTAAGGGTGACCGCGTGTGACCGCGTGTGACCATTTGTCACGGTGCGTGACTTCTGGTCACGGTGCGTGACATTACGGGGGGCGGCGGCCCCATTCGTCCGCTTGGTCGGCTCTTCCGACTCCGCGTCCGGCTCGGCCTCTTTTGTCACGCTCTGTGACTCGATGTCACGGTGCGTGACAGGTTCCTCGGCCGGTTCGGGCTCAGCCGTCTCGTCAGGGTGGAATTCCACCCCAGCATCGGCCAGGTCATGGAGCCTGGCGACGGCCACGACGCGCTCCCGCTGGGAACGCTTGCGGGCCTTGTCCGAGTGTCGGGCCTGCTGGGCGTCCATGTAGTTGGGCAGCAGGAGCATTCCGTGGTTCGGGAGGTGCTGGCACGTCCCGGCGGCCAAGAGGGCGTCCACACCGGGCTCGACCACGTCGAAGGGCACTCCACCGAGGATCGCGTGGACCGCGGCGGCTGGGGTGACCGCGTTCCCTATGTCGAGGATGCCGGCGAGGTCCACCTTCCGCATGAGCAGCGGGAGGATGGCCTGGGCTTGCCAGGGCAACATGGTCCAATTGACCGTGTCGCTCGTGTAAAGCCGGACGTAGCGCTCATCTTCCCAGCGCAAAATCCCCGGCCTTCCCGGGGATTGACAGCCGTGCAGCCGTTTCGTAGTCTACCATCCAACCCTCCAAGGTTTTTGAAGCGCCGCCTGCTCCCCAGCTCGCGGCGCTTCTCTTTTTCTCTCAGACTGAGAGAACTACACTTCCTACGCGCCCGCCGTCAAGCGCTTGGTTCCTCCTCGGGTGTTTCAGCTGGCACGTTGAGCTTGCGCCGCTGCCGTGGGGCCCGCTCTGCCGCGGGAGCCGGGGACTCCGTGACGGGTGGCGGTGCCTGAAGGTCGCGCGTGGCCCGCTCGATTTCCTCCGGGTCGAGGTCGGCCTCTGGTGCCGCCGCCTCCGCGGCCTGCGTCAGCGGGTCAGCCGAGGGAGCTGGCGAGTCCTCCTCATATCCCACCACCTCGGTCGTGGTGTTCAGCACATCGGAGCCGTAGCCGGCCTCTGAGGCGACGACCCGCCCCGCGGCCCCCGCAGCCTTGAGTAGCTGCATGCCGTCGAAGCCATCCGTTTCCAGCTGACCCTGCACGTCGCTGCTCAGGTTGAGCGTGCCGCACAGCCGCCGCATGGCGGTCTTCATCCACATGGCCTCGGGGTGCTGTTTCCAGAGCGGCGACGGCCCCTTGCTGTTCCCCGAGCTGTTCATTGCTACCCGGATATGCCCCTCGTCCGCGACGAAGAATCTCCGGTAACCGTCCTTCCAGACGGCGACGGCATATGCTGCCACCAGGGTGCGGTTCGGAGAGTAGGGCGCCGGGGTGTGCACTTCGATGGTCGGCTCGATGCCAAGTTTCCACGTGAAGGTGTCCTCTTTGTAGACGGGGTACGCGAAGACGTCCCGCAGGTCGGGGTCACCCTGCCGCGCCAGCTTGCGCAAGCCCTTGTACCCGATCTGCATCGTGCACAGGTGACCCTTCATGTGCTTATCCCATCGGGGAACGAGGTAGGCCTCCCCGCTGATGCCCTCCAGGGACAGCCCGAACTGGGCGGCGCGAATGACGGCTCCGACGATCGAGAGCGGGTGGCAGTCGACGACCCCAGCGGCGCCGTTTTTTCCACTGGTCATCGCAGCGGACATATACACGCTGAGCAGTCGGTTCTTGTCGACCCCGGCTGGGAGCGCGGAGAGGATCTGGTTCTTGTTCTTCGTGATGGCGTGGCGAACATTCGCGAGTCTGGTGTCTGTCATTTCGTGTCCTGTTTTCCTTGTGCAATGGCCATGGCGGCCTCTAGTTGAGCGGGTCCCCACTTGGGGTCGTCGAGAAACCTGATAAGGTCGTCGACAGGTCGTAGGTCTTGTTGCGGCGCGAAGAATGCCGGGTGCCGTTGGTTGGATTGCCACCACGGTGAACGCTTGGCCTCGACTCCGAATAACCATCCGGCCAAACGCGCCCTCATCTGATTGAGAATCACGAGCACATATGGCGATGTGTCCTCGTCGCTGCCGTGGATTATCAGCGCCCCGTTCTGGTGTCGCGTACCGCGCACTTCGATGCCACCCGGCACGTCGCACATTCCGAGCCGCCCCGGTGCCCAGTAGCGGTTGAGAAAACGAGCCACGGCCATCTCGGATATGCTGCCGTCTATGTCCGGACTCCAGTTGTCGCCGGCTCCGTAGAACGCGGCCTGACCACTCGTGAGTGCCTCGACTCGGCGGAGCAGTCCGGTCATCGCCGCGACCGTCAGTTCCTTCTTTTCAAACGTGCAAACGTAGCGGCTCACAGCTTGACCTTCTTGGTGTGCCGCAGGGTCCGGTAGGTGACCGCCTTTACGGTGTATTCCTTACGGGTAGTCGACTTGAAAGTGTAGGCGCCGAGGTCGTTCGGAAGGATACCGATGGTCGCGGTCCCGAGCACCGCCTCGAACTTGCGTCGGTACTCCTCCTTCCGTTCCTTCGCTGCCTTCTCGTCAGCCGCTGCCTTCACCATTTCCTCGTGCCAACTGAGCACTGCTTCGGGCAGGTCGATTGCGCGCCCGTCTTCGGCCATCGCGCTGAGCGTCTTGCTCGTTGATGGGGAGTCGTCAGGGGGCGGCGGTCGGTCGTTCTGGATGCGCCACCAGAATATGCTGACGGCCCGGACCAGGCTCGCGATGAAGGTCTCGTTGCGGGGGACGTCGTGCCAGCGGAAGTCATTCCCGCCGAGCAATGCAGCAACACTCGCAAAGGGCGCACCGGTGACGGCCATCTGGTGCTGCACCTGGCACTGGTAGTTCAGGGGCACGCCGGTCATCCAGTCATCCTTCGCGTGGAAACTGCCGGTCTTGATCTCGAGCAACCCCTGCCGCTTGCTCTCCAGCTGGCGATAGTCAGGGGTTGCCAGCAGCGCGGGCCAGCGAAGGGACTGGAACAGGACCCCGTCCGGAGAGATAGGGCGCTGGGTCTCGTCGTAGAACTTCTCCGCCACCACGTCTTCCAGGCGCCGGCCCCACTCCATGAACTCGTTGTCCTCGAGTGGCGGCAGCTGGCCGGTCTTGCGTTGGAACAGGGTGAAGGCGGACTGGTAGGGGTCGAGGCCCAGGAGGCACGCCGATTCGCTCGCGCCGATGCCGGTCTCACGGGCCTTCAGCCAGGCCTCACGGTCGTCGTGGCTGTTGACGAGTGGCTTGCTGTGGGGTAGGTCTCTGCTCATCGCGGGTTTCCTTTCGTGCCCTCGGTCTCCGGTTGTCCTCTGGAGGTGACCTTGTCAGTCACAACTGAGCCGGGTGGTGAAAGCTGCCCGGCTCAGTCTTTTTCGGAGCCAGCGAGCGGAGCATGCTTGGCTAGCATGGGCCCGTCAAGCCGAGGTCGGACAGGATCTGTCACCCCGATACTGTTGACAAGCGATGCTTGCTACGCTAGCAAGGCAAGCATGACAACAGAGGACGACGACAAACGTGAGTGGCAACTCGACGTTGACGAGGAGGAGCTGCGTGAGGCTGAGGGTCGCGTGGCTGCCTTCAATGCGCACCGCCTCACTGGAGCACCAGCAGCAGGAGAGCAGGCTCGCGTCGAGATGGCCGACAAGAAGACGACCACGCTGAAGGTTCACCTGGACCCGGACGTGGCGCAGGAGGGTTGGGACCTGATGCTCGCCATGAGCCTGGATGGGGAGGGTCCGCTGCAGACCGTCAGGCGACTTGTTACGGAATCAGTCAGCTGGCGAGGTGAGCATGCTCGGTTCAGCGCCATGCTCGCGCCGCTCGCTCACGATGACGATGGCGACGCCTCCGGCACCCTCGAGCGGGTGCTTGTCGAGACGGCAGAGCACCTCACCGAATATGAGGCGATGGTGAAGGCGTTGGACGAGGCCGTGCCGCTGACTCAGACCCGAAAGGGCCCTGTTGATTATGTGGCCATCGCGAGGAGCCTTGTTCGCAGGGATCAGACCGCGAAGCCGCAGCTGGAGTCCTACACGAACCTGTGTGCGCAACTGAAGCCACACCAGCAAGCGGGCGAGACGTTCGGTGCCGCCCTGAACCGCATCCTCAATCGCGTGCCGAACCAGGAAGACTGGGACAAGGCGGAGCAGCCGAGCATGTACGCGCTGCTAGACGGTCACCTTTGCGTAGGCGAGACGTTCCGCGATGGATTGACGCGCATCCTGAAGGACCGCGCGACGAACAAGAAGGAGTGGGCCAAGGCGGAAGCGATGCTCGACCAGCTGCGACCGCACCACGACAGCGCCGCGGACGACAACCAGCTGGGCAAGACGCTGGAGCGACTCCTCTCCGAACTGGTCGACCATCGCCACGTCGAGGAGCGCATCACGACCGCCCTGGTCCCGCTCGCTCGGGGCTGCACAGAAGAGGAGCACGGCGAGGCCTATCACGAGACCGTCGAGTGGCTGGTGAAGCTAGCGAACACCATCGAGCCTTACCGCGACGAGGTACTCGGCGAGCCGCTCCACACGCACCAGGAGGCGCTGGACTCCATACTCGATTGGAGCCGCCAATCGTGGGTCCAGCAGAACCCTGGCTTCGTGGCTGCGCTCGATCCGGTACTTGTCGATGGGGACACCTACCTCGAGACTGTTACTTGGCTGGTGGAGCTAGCAAACAGGGTCGAGCCGTTCCGTGACCAGCACTGCCGTCCACGGGACTCACATATGGACGCGCTGGAGCGCATCCTGAAACGCGAGAGTGCACTCCTCGGAGAGATCGTTTCGGCGCTTGATCCCGTCAGCAAGGATGGCGAGGGATACGCGGACACGGCAAAGCGACTTGCCTCTCAGAACAACATGTTCAACGAAGACCTGCACGCCCTGCGCACCGCACTTCTGCCGGCGGTTCACGAGCTGGCCACACCGCAGGATTACGTGATCGCAGCGGAGACCCTCTGCCGCATCCGCGACAAGCATTGCGCCTGGAGCGATTTGCTCCTTGCCTACCGCCGGGACCTACCGCCCCACGAGCAGAGCCTGACCGCCCTGGAGATTCTCCACAAGGTAATCGGGCACGCGAAGCGGGCAGCGTTCACCGCGGGCCCCACCGGCGGCTGGGAGGACCAGCAGAAGGGTCAGCGTGTGATGGCGGCCATGAAGCGACATGTGCGAAATGGAGAGGAGCCAGAGGGCGCTGTGATTCGCTTGCTCGACGAGGTCGCACCCTTGCGCAATCTTCGCGACGACATCCACAAGTTGGCGGAAAGCGTTCGCGAGGAGGACGACGACGGTCCGGTCTACACTCTCGGCCGCGTCGTGGAGGCATACAAGGCGGCGCAGCACACGCCGCCCTTCTTCGACTCGATGGGCAAGGCCCACATGCTGCGCCTGGTGGAGCGGTACGAGCAGCTGTGCGCCATGGGGAGAGGCCTCAAGCTGGCGGAGGGCGAGCGGACGATTGAGCAGGCGATGGGGCGGGCCGTGTCGACCTTCGACAAGGTCAACGAGTACGCCCTGTTCTACAAGGGGAGGCTCGACGAGGTCGCCGAGAGACTCGACGACCTCCGGAACCCGGGCGAGAGCGACATGGCCGTGCTCGAGGCTGTGATCGAGGCCGCGTCGGACTGGGAACTCAAGCGCGGCAAGACCAAGAGGAAACTGAAGGCGGCCCGCTCGGAGTTGCGGGAGCTGCACGACATCCTGGAGCCGGCGCGCAACGGTCACCCGTACCGGGAGGAGCCGCAGACATATGCCGAGATAGCATCCCAGCTGGTGGACAACCTTCTCATCCAACGCGAAAGAAACGAGGAGCGCGTCAAGGAGGCGGAAGGGTTACGTCGCACGGCGAAAGTGCCTCACCTCTTGGACGAAGACGAGATCCTCGGTCACTTCCGTCGCGTCCTGGTGCCGCTCGCCCGTCCCGACGGCGAGGGCACATTGACGAGCATCTTGGATCGCATCCTGGACGAGCGAGCAGGGGTGATCGCGGCGCTCGGTGGTTGGGGCGGATCAACAGACCTCCTGGCCTTCGACGATGGGCGTCCACTTGGCGAGCAAGTGAGGGCCAGAATCCGGGCGGCCGGGCCCCCACAGGACGTCAGCGAGCGCATGTACTTCTTCGACCAAGCGGAGGCGCTGCTGCGGGGCCATCGGCTCCCGCAGGACGCTCTGCTCATCGACGTGCTGAAGCGCGTCGAGCAGGGCTACCATCGGGATCCTGACACAGATACCCTGAAACAGATCCAGTCCGATCTGGAGGAGATGACGACGGGCTTCAGGATTCCGGAGGACCGGACCGTCTACGACACCATCCGACGGTCCTTCGACGGGCTGCGGGAGGTGGGCGAAATAATCACCAAGGCCGCGAAAGACATGGGGGTGGTCGTCCCAAAGCAGACCCCAGAGCAGCCGAACGGGCAAGGATGATCCCCGCAGCATGGAAGGAGAAGGCACCCCGCCTGAAGACCATCGCGAAGTGGATCAACGAGAACACGAGGCTCGATGCCGAAGTTCACCAGACTCACTACTCGACCGACGTCAAGCACGGGCGCATCCGGTTCCCAAGAAAAGGGCGCTGGGGCAACCGTCTGAAAGTTTGGGACGAATCCGGTGACGAGATCATCGACCACAACGCGGCCGAGACCTACCGGTCGAATGACGAGGTCGTCGACCAGCTGGAGCGGTACCTGAAGGATCACCCCAAAGCAGCCCGGCGCTGAGTCGGGACGGCCGGTAGTAGCCCGATCCCGTCGGGACAATAACAACGTGAAGCACAAGGAAACAGATATGGCCAAACTGAGAATCTACGTCGCCAGCTCCTGGAAAAACCCCCACCAACCGGACGTGGTCAGCAGACTGCGCGCCATCCCCGGCACCGAGGTCTACGACTTCAGACACCCGAAGCCAGGGAACGACGGCTTCGCCTGGGAGGCCGTAGATCCCAACTGGGAAAAGTGGACCTTCAAGGAGTATCGCGCGGCGTTGGAGCACCCGATTGCCCAGGAAGGTTTTCGCTTCGACCAGTACGCCCTCGAACAGTGCGACATGTGCGTTCTGGTGCTGCCCTGCGGTCGTAGTTCTCACCTTGAGCTGGGGTATTGCGCGGGGATGAATCTCATGACGGCGGTCTACTCGCCCCCCGGAGTCCCCGTCCAGCCGGAGCTGATGAACCTGCTCGCTGATCGAATCACGGACGACTTCGCCGAGATCGAGGAGTGGGTCCAACTCACGATCGAGAGGGTGGCCGCCATGAGCGACCCCCCGCCCAAGAAGGAGAAGAGGGACGACCCCCAGTTTCCACAAACCACCGATGTAACCCTCAAGCTGAGCAGCTAACCGAGCCCGGCCGCGCCGGGACCCACAACACGAGGAGCCCGGGCGCCCCGGGACAAAGGTGAACCATGAGCAAAACCGAACCACGCCTCCGCTGGCTGGTGACC